CCCCCGACCGCCGACACCCTGCGCGAGGTCGCCGCGCCGTGGTATGGCTGCAACGCAGGCCGCGCTGTCGCCACCCATGCCCCACGCGCGGACCACCCGGCGCTATGGGATGCGATCGTGTGGATACGCCGCGCTGTCGCCGCCTATGACGCCGCTATCGGCGCACCCCGCCGCCATGCCGTCTGCCTGTCCCTGCTGGCCCCGCCCGAGACGACCGAGGTCAGCGCCGACAGCCCGCCCCCGGACCTGCGCAGCGACACCGAGCGGCACAACCAAGCCGTCGCCGCGTGGATGCGCCTGCACGGCATCATGGGCAGACACGACGCCGCCACCGCGTCCATGGCCCTGCGCTGCGTGATCGATGACGGCCCCGCGCGGGATCCGGCGGGGCTGCTCAAGGTGCTGCGCGGGGTTATGGATGGGTGACGCTGCACGCCACGGTTGACACCTGCCGGGATCGAGAGTATACAAATTGCAAGATCGGGACGGGCGTGCGCGAGAGCGGCGCCCTTTCCGCTCTTTGGCGGATCATCTACCGGGCAACAGGGGGTCGGCAAAACAACCTGCCCGGTTGAGCGCCTAGAGCGGCAGATGATCCTCCTGAGCGCGGCTAATGGGCCTAGTTGCAACGCTGACCACAGGCGGCCCGTCATTTTGGTGGCGCGATCTACATTGCAGCGTAGAGCAGCGGTAGCTCGGGACGCTCATAACGTCACAGGTCGCTGGTTCGAATCCAGCCGCTGCAACCAAATTAACCGCCCCGCCCTTTTCTCGGCTCATCGCGTGCGGTGAACCGAGATGAGCGCGGTGCCAGCAGGATTAAAGTGGGCGCAGGGTTGTGCGTCCGCCGCGCTCAACGCTCCGAAAGGGGCAAACGAACGCCGCTGATCGGTTATGAGGTTTCGCGCCTGGGCGGAACGGAAGCTGCGGCACCCAGGCACCATTCCCCCTGCGCGCTACGGTTCGCAGACAGCCCCGCCCGGCGTCAGTCAGGCGGGGTTTCCCACATGAGGATCCCCATGCTCATCTTTCTCGCCCTCATCCTCGCCGCATCCCTCATCGCCATGCAGGCGGCGGGACTGTGGGTGGACCGGAGGTAGCGCCATGCCTGACAGCATCGAATGGGAGCTGCGCGCCAGCAACGGCACCGTGATCAAGGTGACGGATGTGGTGATCAGCCGGGAAGTCGTTGATGTCCCCGATGTGGACCGCCCCGGATGGGTTTATCGAGAGGTGGTAGGCCCGATCCGAGTTAGCGCCCTGGTTTCCGGCACCGAGGCGCTTGTGCCCTCGAAGAAATGACCCGCAAGCCATGGGCTGACAAGGGCAGCAAACACAATGGCTAGACTGACAACCCTCAAACCCAGGTTGTCTGCGCCGACCGGACGCCTGTCAGCAAGGCCCACCGAGAAAGACCGATCTGCGCAACGCCTCAAGGACAGCCCGTGGCGCAAATGGTATGGCACTGAACGCTGGAAGACTCTGCGCTGGCAGGTTCTCACAGATGCCGGGTTCACTTGCGCAATGTGCGGGAAGGTGGAGACGGACACATCGCAACTCGTCGCTGACCACACCCAGCCGCATAGGGGTAATGAGGAACTGTTCTGGGACAGGACCAACATCCAATGCGTTTGCGCCCCGTGCCATAACAGCCGCAAGCAGGCCATGGAGCGCGCCGACAAGAAGGCGGCATCTCACCCGTCATGGCTTAAGCCGTCGATCATCCCGCTGACCATCGTGTGCGGGCCGCCTGCATCGGGGAAAACATGGTATGTCACCGAGAACGCTGGGCCTAACGACCTGGTGGTAGACCTGGATGTGATCGCATCGCGTCTCGCCCGATCATCGCTGCATGGATGGGACAGGGATGCATGGATCAACCCGGCCCTGTGGGAGCGCAACAGGATCTTGGGTGACCTGTCAAAGCCCAGCCGTTACCCAGCAGCATGGCTGATCGTGTCGGAGCCAAAGGCAAGGCTTAGGGAGTGGTGGGCGCAGACACTCAAGCCGCAGCGCATCGTGGTCATGGAAGCGGATGAGCGAACCTGCATGGCGAACGCGGCGAATGATCAGGACCGCGATCCGCTCAAGGTGATGCAGGCCGCGACCGAGTGGTGGGCGCACTACCAGCGGCGTATCGGGGACGTGCGGATCGTGCCGCAGGGGCGCGGAACCCCGGCCTGAGGTCGAGATTTCCGCGATTTTCCGAAGTGTTGCAGAAACGCAACCATAATGGGTCCGGATCGAACCGATTTTGACCGAAAATGCCCTAAAAAGTGGCAGACCGGCCCGAGAGGGGGGGGTAGTGCCGACTTGGGAGCGATTTTGCCCCCGACCCGCGGCCCCCATCCACTCAGAGATTTTTTCCCTGCTGGGAAGTTGGAGGGCGCGGACTTTCCGCGCGGACTGATCATGGCCGATGAGAAAAAGCCGATTGATTGGGCTAGCATCCGGTCAGATTGGGAGAAATCAGATTGGAGTATCAGACGGATAGCCGATTGGTATCAGGTCTCGGAGCGCGGTATCCGGAAAAAAGCCAAGGCTGAATCTTGGCCTGACCGTCCGCAAGCTGGTTCCAAACCTGTCCGCACCGAGTCCGCACCCGTCATCATGGCCGGTATAGATGCTACTGACCCGGATCAGATTGTCGGAAAGGGCCATAACCTGATTTTCCGGCTTCTCGACGAACTGGACGCTGCGACGACGCATCATGGCGAGTTGGCGGAACTGATAGAGGCGCATGAGGATGACCCCCGTCGTCGTGCCGCGATGATGAAGGCGATTGAGCTTCCGGGCCGGGCAAACGTGGTGAAGGCTCTGGCGACTGCGTTCAAGACGTGGAATGAAGCGAAGGCACCCGAGGGAAAGAAGGCGCAGCGTCAGGCCGCAGCCGAGGAAGTTGCGGCAGGTGGTCGGTTCGCTCCCCGGTCTCGCCCCAAGCTGGCGGTTGACAACGGCTAATGCTGGACTGGTCTACATCGTGCCCCGACTGGTCTGACAGGATCGTCGCCGGCAAAGGGCTTATTCCATTTCCGCCGCTGTTCCCGGATGAGGCGGAATATGCGCTGGGGGTGTTCAAGGCGCTGCGGGTGCCGGATCTGCCGGGCAAGCCGACATTTGGAGAGTGCTGCGCGCCGTGGGTGTTCGATTTTGTGGCAGCGATTTTTGGGGCAAATGACCCGGAGACAGGAAAGCAGCTGATCAGCGAGTTTTTCCTTTGCATCAGCAAGAAAAATACGAAGTCCACCCTTGCCGCTGGCATCATGCTGACGGCGCTGATCATTGGCATTCGGGAAGAAGAAGAATTGCTGATCCTTGCGCCAACCATCGAGGTGGCCGGCAACAGTTTCAAGCCAGCTGCTGCGATGGTTCGAGCAGATGACGAGCTGGGCGCCCTGCTTCATGTGCAGGATCACGTAAGGACGATCACGCATCGCGTCAGCAAGTCATCGCTAAAGGTGGTGGCGGCAGATACTGACACGGTTTCGGGCAAGAAGTCTGGCCGCATCCTGATTGACGAATTGTGGGTGTTCGGGAAGCGGCCGAACGCGGACGCGATGCTGCGCGAGGCAACGGGCGGTCTGGTGTCTCGGCCCGAGGGGTTTGTGATCTACCTGACAACGCAATCCGACGCGCCCCCGGCGGGCGTATTCAAGGACAAGCTGGACTATGCCCGCGATGTGCGGGACGGCAAGATTGATGACAAGCGGTTTCTGCCGGTGCTGTATGAGTTCCCGCAGGCGATGCTGGACGCAGAGGCATATCTGGACCCGGCGAATTTCTACATCACCAATCCGAACATTGGCCGGTCGGTATCGCAGGAATGGCTTGAGCGCGAGATGAGGAAGGAACTGGCGAAGGACGCCAGCACCCGCGCCACGTTCCTCGCCAAGCACCTGAACGTCGAGATCGGGATGAACCTGCGGGCCAACCGCTGGCCTGGCGCGGACTACTGGTCGAAGCGCGCGCGTAAGGGCCTTGATCTGGCCGAGGTGCTGGATCGCAGTGAGGTTGTTGTGGTCGGGGTGGATGGCGGCGGCCTCGATGACTTGTTCGGGCTGGCTGTGGTCGGCCGGGACCGGGAGACGAAGGATTGGCTCGCCTGGTGCCATGCGTGGTGCCACGACGGGGTTCTTGAGCGCAGGAAGGGCATCGCGGCGCGGCTGCGGGACTTTGAGCGGGAAGGCTCGCTCACCATCGTGGACGACGAGCTTGCCGACATATCGGCGATCATCGAGATCGTGCGTGATGTCAAGGCCCGTGGGCTGCTGGCTGCGGTCGCTGCCGACCCGGCCGGGCTGGGTGAAATGGTCGACGCCTTGGCGGAAATCGACGTAACCCCGGAGAACGGCAAGGTCATCGGGGCGCCGCAGGGCTACGCGATGATGAACGCGATCAAGACGGCCGAACGCAAGCTTGCGAACGGCACGCTCTGGCATGACGGGTCCGCGCTGATGGCGTGGTGCGTCGGCAACATCAAGATCGAGCCGACTGCCACGGCGATCCGGGCAACGAAGGCGAATGCCGGGGACGCCAAGATTGACCCGGCAATGGCGCTGTTTGACGCCGTTACGGTTATGAGCCGTAACCCGGAAGCGCCGCGAGAGCCGCAATATCAATTCATGGTATTCTAGGAGGCCGGCATGGATATGGCAGGTCGCGCATACGCTATTTTCGAGACGAAGGCGGTTGACGAAAAGCGCCGGGTTTTCACCGGCTGGGCCACCACGCCGGCCCCGGATCGGGTGCAGGACACGATTGATCCTTTGGGTGCGGTGTTCAAGAATCCTCTGGTTCTGCTGCATCAGCATCGGCATGACGCACCGATCGGTTCGGTAACGTTCGATAAGCCGACTGCCAAGGGCATTCAGTTCACGGCGGAAATCCCGATCATTGATGAACCGGGGCCGCTGAAAGACCGCGTTGACACCGCATGGGGCGAAATCAAGGCGGGGATCGTGCGCGCGGTCTCGGTCGGCTTCCGACCCCTGAAATATGCCTATCGCGAGGACGGCGGAATCGACTTCCAGGAGGTCGAAATCTACGAGCTTTCCACGGTCAGCGTTCCGGCGAACGCACAGGCCGTTATCACTGCCATCAAGAGCCTGGACAAGGCTGCGATGGTGGAGGCGGGCGTTGACCCGCATCAATTCGCAGCCAAGCCAGAACAGGCCGCTGCAATCGTTCAGCCTGACCAGAAGCCCGCCGCGTCCGGCAAGAAGGGCCTGCCTGTTGTCAAGCTGAACGATCCCGCCCGCGTCCGGGCAAATCCGTTCGTGATCCGGAAGATCCACATCATCTGAACGGTCGCCCGTAACCGCCCGTGGGCAGGGCATCCAGAAAAATGGTGAATGACATGGCATCCTATGCCGAACAGATCGGTGCGTTCGAGGCGAAACACGCTGCGAACGTAGCCACCATGAAGTCCCTGATGGACGCTGCGTCCGAGAAGGGCGAAACCCTCGACGCCGAGGCTCAGGACCAGTTCGATGAACTGCAATCCGAGAACGAGGCCGTCGAAAAGCACCTGTCGCGCCTGCGCCAGATGGAAAAGATGGCCGCCGCTGGTGCCAAGCCGGTGGATGGTTCGGCGGCCAAGGCCGCGTCGGATTCGCGTGACCCGCGCATCCCCGCGCAGGTGAAGGCTGCCGAGAAACTGGACAAGGGCATTGCGTTCGCCCGGCTGGCGAAGGTGAAGGCGCTGGCGAAGCTGGACGGCGAGAGCGTCCGCGAGGTCGCAAAATCGTTGTATGGCGAGAATTCGTCGGTCTATGGCATTGTCGCCAAGGCGGCCGTCGGCGCTGCCACCACCACGGGCACGACCTGGGCCGGCCCTCTGGTCGGTGAGGAAAGCAGCCTGTTCGCGGACTTCGTGGAGTTCCTGCGCCCGCAAACGATCCTCGGCCGCTTCGGCGCGAACGGGGTTCCCTCTCTGCGTCGGGTTCCGTTCCGCACTGCCCTGATCGGGCAGACCACCGGCGGCAACGGCTATTGGGTCGGTGAAGGCGCTGCGAAACCGCTGACCAAGTTCGATTTCAACCGCACCGTGCTGGAGCCGACCAAGGTCGCGAATATCGCGGTCGTGACCGAGGAAGTTCTGCGTGATTCCAGCCCGTCTGCCGAGATGATCGTCCGCGACCAGCTGGCCGCCGCGCTTCGCGAACGTCTGGACATCGACTTCATCAACCCTGCCAAAGCTGCGGTTGCTGGTGTTTCCCCGGCCTCGATCCTGAACGGCGTGACGCCGGTTGCGTCCTCGGGCGTCGATGCGGATGCGGTTCGCGCAGACATCCGGGCGCTGTTCGGCGCGTTCATCGCCGCGAACAACGCGCCGACCTCGGGCGTCTGGATCATGGAGGCGACCACCGCTTTGTCTCTGTCGCTGATGCAGAACCCCTTGGGTCAGGCGGAATTCCCCGGCATCACCATGAACGGCGGCACGCTGTTCGGCCTGCCGGCCATCGTGTCGGAATACGTGCCGACCGGGATCGTTGCCCTGGTGAACGCCAGCGACATCTACCTGGCCGATGATGGCGGGATCTCGGTGGACATGAGCCGCGAGGCGTCGCTGCAAATGGACGACGCGCCGACCAACAACTCGGCCACGCCCACGGCAACATCGCTGGTGTCGATGTTCCAGACCAACTCGGTGGCGTTCCGTGCCGAGCGCACGATCAGTTGGGCTCCCCGCCGCACGTCAGCTTCGGCCTATCTGACCGGCGTTGCCTGGGGCGGCTCGGCCGCGCCGTAATGAATATGGCGGGCTGTAGCGGCCCGCCATCCACTTCCTTGCCAGCCGAGGGCACCATGAAAAAGAACAGCAGCTACATGACGCGTGCGCTGTCGCATCGCGATCCGCGCTTTGCGCGCATTCTCGGACGCCTGGGCTACGAGGGCCGGGCCATGGTTGCAGAGGATCCGAATACGGATGAACTGTCGGCACTTCGCGATCAGTATCAGGCCGTCGTTGGCAAGCGTCCGTTCATGGGCTGGGACGCTGACACTTTGCGGCAGAAGATGGCTGAGGCGCAGGAATCGTGATTGGCTTCGCGCGGGATATTCAGTTCATCGGCCGCAGCGGGCGGGCTGGCGGTGGCGCGCCGCCTGCGCAGCGCGTCACGCTGACCGGCGCCGAGGGGCTGGGGTTCTCGGCGCACTCATTCCTGCAGCAGGCGGTGGCGCCGGGCGACTTCGGCAATCTCGGCGCCTACTGGGCCGGCGCGCAGCACATGAACTACGCCGGGTTTTCGTCGTTGAAACAGCGATGGGACGCGAACGGGGTTGACCGGACCGCCAGCTATGACGGCGCGCTGCTGCTGACCGAGATCGGCGACCTTGAAACCGGGTTGGCCGACCCCGCCAGCGCGCAGGGCATCGAGACGCTGCAATACCTCTACTGGTATGCGCTGACGGCGCAGGCCAAGGGGTGCCGGCTGCTGGGCATTTATATCCCGCATAGCCCCGAGGGGGTCAACATCGACGCAGATGCGCTTGCCAAAGTTCAATACTGGCTGAACTGGCTGCGGGGTCAGCCGGCGATCACGATCCCGGTCTATGCAATCCCGGTGCCGGTGATCGTTCGGGCTATGATAAATCGCTACGCCCCGGCCAGCGTCTATGCTGACGGGCTGCATCTGCGGACCCAGGCCTATCCGGCGCCGAACCAGATGAATAATGCGATGGGTCAGGCGGTCAGGATGTTCCTGACCGGCCAGCGCCCGGCGAACGATCCGGGGTGGAGCGCCGATCTGGTCGCGCTGGTCGATGATGCGTGGTCGATCCTGCAAGCCTACGAAATGACCGGCCTCGGCGGCGACACTGTGGTCGAGGCTTATCCGGTGACTGCCGATCCGCTGCCTGATCCAATTGAGGTGCCATGATGTGGCCGTTCAGTCGAAAAGAGAAGGCGCTGTACAACATCCCGTCGCGTGGCGGTTGGCGCGTGCTGGAATCTTTCCCCGGCGCCTGGCAGAGGAATGTGGAGGTCAACAAGGAGTCCGTCCTTGCCTTCCATGCCGTCTTTGCCTGCATGACGCTGATCGCGCGCGACATTGCCAAGCTGCGTGTCAAGCTGGTCCAGAAGGACTCGGGCGGTATTTGGTCCGAAGTGACGAACCCGGCCTATTCCCCGGTCCTGCGCAAGCCAAACGGCTACCAGACCCGGATCCAGTTCTGGGAAAGCTGGGTTCTGTCCAAGCTGTCCTGCGGCAATACCTATGTCCTCAAGGTGCGGGATGGTCGCGGCGTCGTGACGCAGATGCACATTCTGGACCCGGCGCGGGTGAAGCCGCTGGTGTCGGACAGTGGGGATGTTTTCTACGAAATCCAGCCCGACAACTTGTCGGCGGGCAAGGAGAGCATCACGGTCCCGGCGCGTGAGATCATTCATGATCGGTTCAACACGCTGTTTCACCCGCTGGTCGGGCTGTCTCCAATCTTCGCCAACGGGCTGGCCGCCACGCAAGGGCTGAACATCCAGAACAACAGCGCGTCGTTCTTCGGTAATCGGTCGGTCCCTGGCGGCATCCTGACGGCCCCAGGCGCGATCTCGGACGAGACGGCGGCGCGGCTGAAAGAGACGTGGGAAGAACGCTATTCGGGGCGCGGCGGTGGCAAGATCGCCGTTCTCGGTGATGGGCTGAAATTCGAGGCGTTGGCGATGAAATCGACCGATGCCCAGATGATTGAACAGCTAAAATGGACCGCCGAGGTGGTGTGCAGCACCTACCATGTGCCGCCCTACAAGATCGGCATCGGGCAGATGCCGACCTATAACAATATTCAGGCGCTGAACGTCGAATATTACAGCCAATGTCTTCAGTCGTTGATCGAGGACGTGGAACTGTGTCTCGATGAAGGCCTGGGGATGGCTGAGGGGATCGGAACCGAGTTCGATCTTGACGGCCTTCTGCGCATGGATTCCGTGACCCAGATGGAGGTCATGGACAAGGCTAAGGGTATCTTCTCGCCCAATGAGATGCGGCGCCGATTTGATCTTGCGCCGAAAACCGGCGGGGACAGCGTGTTCCTGCAAGAGCAGAACTATAGCCTTGAGGCCCTGGCGAAGCGTGATGCGCGTCCTGATCCATGGGCGAAAGCCGAAGCGGCCCCGCAACCGGACGCATCGGCGCAGGACGAAGCCGAGGAACGCGCCTTCGTGGCGGAGACGCTGCTTGCGATGCGCAAGAGCTTGGAGGCCGCATGATCGACGCAAAAGCATTTGGCGAGGAACTGGCTGGCATCGTGAAGGCGGCAACCGCGCCGCTTCTGGCCCGCATCGAGGCGCTGGAAGGGCAGGTGAAGGCGGTCGAGGCTCGACCGGCGGGCCTTACCGCAGAGGCGCTTGCCGAGCAGGTGGAGGCTGTAGAGGCGCGCGTCAAATCGCATGCGGACGAGGCGATGCGGAAGGCGATGGAGCGTGGGTTTGCTGCTCAAGAGGATGGCCTTAGGCAGATCGTGAAAGAGTGCAGTGAACTGTATGACCCTGAACTTCCCGACATTCCTGCCATGGTGGCCGAGGCAGTCGAGGAAGCCGTGAAATCGATCCCCGCGCCGCAGGACGGCAAGGACGGTGCCCGCGGTGAACGCGGCGAGCCGGGCCGAGACGGGTTGGACGTGAAAGACCTGTTCCGCGCCGATGGCGGTCGCCTCATCGCGGTGATGAGCGATGGCACCACGAAAGATCTGGGCGTGTTCGTCGGCAAGGATGGTGAACCGGGCCGCGATGGTGCCGATGGGAAAGACGGTTCTGATGGCCTTGGCTTCGAGGACATGAGCTTTGAATTCGATGAGCACGGCAGGGTTATCGCCAAGTTCCAGCGCGGCGACGTGGTGAAATCCGTTCGCCTTCCAGGCATCGTTGACCGAGGCCCTTACAAATCGGGCGAAAGCTACGAGAAGGGAGATGCAGTCAGCTACGGCGGCTCGCTGTGGATCGCGCAGGATGCGACCAACGAAAAGCCAGACGGCGGCAAGGGCTGGCGGCTAGCGGTCAAGAAGGGCCGGGATGCGAGGGCTTCGTGATGGTGCAGCTTGTTGATCTGGACGAAATCAAGGCCGCGCTCCGTATTGACGGCGACGACGAGGATGCGGCTCTTGAACTTCTATGCGAGGCCGTCAGCGAGGCTGTCATTGCCTATCTGAAATCCGGCGCTGATGCGTTTATCGAGGATGGTGAAGTTCCGTCTGGTGCCGTTGTTCCGAACCGGGTGAAGGTCGCGACGATCTACTGGATTGGCGTTCTGCGCCGGAACCCCGACAACGATACCGAGGGCGCTTTCCAGTTGGGCTATCCGCCGCTTCCGGTGGTGTCGATGCTCTATCAGATGCGAGACCCGGCCCTTGCTTAGGTCGTATCAGCCAATGACGGCCGGCCAACTCACCAAGCGCGCCACGTTGCTTGAGCCGTTCGAGGCGGTGGACGCCGACGGGCAGGTCGTGCAGTCGTGGACGGATCGTGGTGCGGTCTGGTGCAACCTCGCCCCTCGGCGCGGGGGTGAATCCGTGATGCAGGCCCGTCTGGAGTCGAAGAACCCGGCGATTATCACGGTGCGTGCGTCCACCCTGACGAGGGAGATCACCAGCGAATGGCAGGTGCAGATCGACGGGCGGAAGTATGACGTGCGCGAAGATCCGCAGGAAACCGAGGATCGGGCGTTCCTGCAATTCTACGCCGAAACGAGGGGGCAGGAATGAGAGCCGGCCGCGCCCTGCGCCAAATCGTTATCGCCCGACTTCGCGACCAAATCCCAGGTGTCCAGATTGTGGACAAGCCGACCGAAAAGACGCCGATGCCCTATATCGTCCTTGGGCCATCCTACTGGGTCAACGCGGATGCGGAGTGCATCGAGGCGAGGGATATCACGCTGCAAGTCGATGCCTATGACAGCGCGTCGAGCAAGGGCAAACTCGAGGATTTGGTGGACGACATCACCACAGCCCTGCGCGGCTGGGCCGATCAGGTCGCGCTAACGATGCACCCCATGCGCGTGTCGTTGGCGCGGGTCATGGATGACCCGAGCGGCGCCGTGCACGGCGTGGTGCAGGTCGAAGCGATGGTGGAAGACGATGGTTAACGGCATCCCCGAAGTTCAAGCCATGTTTCGCCGGAAGGCTGCGAAGGTGGCGGCGGCGGCTAAAGCGCAGGCGCAGACCAGCGGTGAACAGGTTGCCTCGGCGATGCGTTATCTGGTGCCCAGAGAGCAGGGCGAATTGATCCGGTCCATCAGGGTAGAGGACGCCGCCTCTATCGAGACGAGTAAAGGGGCGCGCGGATTTATCGGTGTGGTGGTCAAGGCGGGCGATGAGACTACCATCGTCACCAATGAGCGCGGCCAGCGTTTCCAGAACGCCAAGCTGCAAGAGAATGGCACGAAGAACATGCCTGCCAACCCGTTCTTCAACCCGGCATGGCGGGCGAACCGGACCCGTGTCCGTTCGGCGATCACTCGGGCCGTTCGCAAGGTATGGGTCAGCGATTAACCAGATCCCGGCATTTGTTCACTTCGGCGAGCATGTCGCCGCCTTTGGCGCGCTGGACAAAGGCGATGATGCTGCCGCTGTCATAGGCTTCCAGATCGGCTCGACAGGCGTCAATTTCTGCATTCATCCGGGATCGGTTCTGGCGTTCAAGGACGGCCAGTGTCGCTTCGACACGGGCTTTGTCCGCCGCCTCCTTCGCGGCAATGGCCTCGGCTTGCTTCTTTCGATCCATTAGCCAGATTGATCCCGCAGCGATTGTGACGACGCAGGCGGCTGCGATCAGGATTTGAACGGACTTGTGCAAGGCATCCTCCATGGTTGCCGAAGGATACCGCGATGCCGAGACAAAGGAAATGGCGTGTCCTTCGAGACTTCGAATGGGCGCCGAAGCCGAATGTCATCATGATCTTCCTCGCTGGCGAGATCCACGCCGGTCTGACGCGGGCCTGCCGGGATAAGGCGGGCGACCGCATCGAAGAAATCCGGGACTGATCCCGGCCGCCCATCATGCGCCCGTGGGCAGGGCAATCATCAAATGGAGCCTATCATGGCAAAACCAACGACTTATGTTGGCAGCACGGTTGCTATCTTCCTTGAGAGCGCAACTGTTCCCGGCACATATCTGCGCCCCTGCGGCCTGACCAATCACACGGTTTCGTTCACGAAAAACACAACTGAGGTCAATGTGCCCGATTGTGATGACCCAGAACTGCCGGCATGGGTCGAACGCGGTGTCGAAAGCCTTGATTTCAGCGCCAACGGATCCGGCATCCTTGCTGCGGAGGCAGTGGACGAATGGTGGGACGCTTTTAACACCACAGAAAGCATCAATGCCCGCATCTACATCGGCGCGCCCGATGATACGACCAACGGCCGTTACTGGCAGGGCAAGGTCCACGTGACCGGGTTCGAGGTGACGGGCGAGCGTGGCAACAAGGTCCAGACCACTGTTTCCATCGTCTCGGATGGCGAATTGACCTTCCACGACGTGACGGGGCCCTGATGGCAGAGCCGTTCGTCGCGAACTGGTCGAGCGGAGAGGATGAATTCCTTCTCCGCATCGGGGAACTAGAGGCCCTAGACGACCTGACCGACGCAGGGGCGCTGGATCTGCGCTATCGGCTATCGCAGGGAGTGCAGCGCGGCAGCCTCGCCTATTCCCCAGTGAAGGTGCGCGAGGTCATGGCTTGTCTCCGCCTCGGCCTGATTGGCGCAGGCATGGACCGGCAGAAAGCCGACCGAAAGGTCAAGCAGGCTTTCGAGGATTCCGACATTTCTGAACTCAACCTGCTGGCCTTCACGATCTTGTCCCGCGCTTTCGCCGGAAAGGAGCATGATCCGGTGGGGGAGGGCGAGGCGGGGGCGGCGACAGAAGAATCCGCTTCTCCCGCCTCTACGGGACCGGCGCCGCGCTCGGCTTCACGCCGGCCCAAGTCAAAGAAATGACCTTCTGGGAGTTTTCGGCCTGCGTGGACGGCTGGAACCGCGCCCAGGGCGGCGGGCACGCCCATAACGGCGATCCGATGACCGATGATGAATACGACGCGCTGTGCGCGCTAGGCGAGAGGTGGAGCGATGGCGGAAGCGGAAGCGGGTCTTGAGCTACCTATCGGTCTGACCGAGCAGAAATTCTTGCAGCAGCTTGCGAGGATCGAGGCGCGCGCGATCAAGTCGGCGAGGATCGCAGAGCAAGCGTTTGTGAAATCCAACTCGGGTATTGCAAGATCAACGACCGGCATGTCGAACCAGGTTCGGGGGCAGTTGCAGAACGTATCGTTCCAGCTGCAGGACGTTATTGTTCAAATTCAAGGCGGCACGTCAGCCTCTCGCGCGTTGGCCCAGCAGCTTCCGCAGTTGCTTGGCGGTTTTGGTGCGCTTGGATCCGCGCTTGGTTTGGTGGCGGGCTTGGGCATCCCGTTCGTCGCCTCGCTGATGAATATGGAGGAGGAAGCTGTCGATCTGGACAAGGCCGTCAAGGGGCTGACCGAGGCGCTGGAAGCCCTGCGGGATGCACAGGCTAACGCGGCTATCCCCGTTGATCTGTTGATTGAGAAATACGGCGCCCTTGGCGATGAAATGGGGCGAGTGTTTCAGAACCAGTTGGCGATTGCGCGGCAGGAACTGGAGGCTGTGGGGGCGTCCATTGAAAAGGCTATCGGATCGACTGCCGAATTAACCAGTATGGTTACGAGGTTTGATAGCCTGAAACAGGCGGTTGATGCCGGGGTCATCAGCTACGATGAATACATCCGCCTCCTGCGTGATCTTGAGCAGCAATTCGGGTTCACGGCGGCGCAGGCCCTGCAATATCAGAACCTGATGGATGGCGTTGCCAATGCTCAGGGGCCGGAACAGCAGGCCCAAGCTTGGCTTGACGTTCACGATTGGCTGGTAGCGAACCGCGATGCGCTGTCGGAGCAGGGTGTCGCGGTCGATGATCTGATCAAGCAGACGAATGATCTGGCGGGCTCCTATGGCAAGGCGCATGAGGCGGCGTCTGACATTACATCGGCGGCGGAAGCGGGCGCGGTGGCGACCGACAATTGGGCGGCGGCAGCGGCCAATCTGGCGGCGAATATGGATGGCGCAGCGGCGGCGGCCGGTCGGGCGGCTGCTGCGGTTGGGGCAGCGATTGCGGCGCAAAACAAAGCGGCCGGGCTTAGTGGCGTCGGCGAGCTGGACCCGTTCTCCGCGTCGTCGGGGCGGGTGCTGACGGCGATTGCCGGTGGCATGAACATCCCGCAACAGGCGGATTTTGACCGTCAATGGCAAGAGCAGGTCAAAGCGCAGGAGGAGGCCGCTAAGGCCGCAGAGCGGGCAGCGGCCCGGAGCAGTGGCGGCGGTCGCAAGCGCGGTGGCGGGGGGCGCCGATCCTCTGGCGGCGGAGCGAGTGCTGCGCGAGAGGTTGACATCTTCGAGAGTGCGACCCGTGAAATTCAGCAGCTTGAGCGGCAGATCGAACTGTTCGGGAAGTCCGAGCAGGAAGCGGCGCGGTTGCAGGCGCGATGGGCGATGCTCGATGCCGCAAAGCGCGCCGGCGTCCCGGTCAACGAGCAGCTTAACGCGCAGATCGAGGCGCAGGCGGCGCAGGTCGGCGCGCTGACGCAGCAGCTTGAACAGGCCGATCTTGCTCAGGAGCAATTCGACCAGGCCATAGAGGGCATCGCGAACGCTTTCAGTAATGCAATCCTTGAAGGCGAGAACCTGCGCGACAGCCTTGCGCAGATATTCCGCCAGATCGCGGCGAACATTCTGAACGCGGGCATCCAGCAGGCTTTGACGCAGGCATTCAGCGGGGCTGGTGGCGGTGGGGGTATCTTCGGCATCCTTGCTTCGGCCTTCGGCGGGACTCGGGCGGCGGTGCCGACCTTCGACGGCGGTGGCTTCACGGGCCGTGGTTCGCGGTCTGGTGGGGTCGACGGCAAGGGCGGTTTCCCGGCGATCCTGCACCCCAATGAGACGGTGATTGATCATACACGCGGGCAGGGCGGTATCGCCCCCAAGATCACCATCAACAACAACGCCCCCGGCGCGGTGGTATCGGCCGATTACGTGACAAAGGACGAGGTGATCCTGACCGTCTCGCAGGCCATCGCCTCGAACAACCGGCGCCAGTCTGACCAGCAATATCTCAGGGGTGGCCGCTGATGCAGGTTTCGTTCCCGTTCCCGGTCAAGCTGCAATCCTCGGTGCCGAAGCTGGAAGGGTTGCGCTTTCAGCCCTTCACCAACATCGACGGCGAGACCTTCGCCAAGCCGGCGCTCAACGGCGTCTGGCGGCTGGACATGACGGTGCTGGCCCATGACATGCAATCTCATCTGGCCCTGTCGTCTTTCGTGACCCAGATGAGCGCGGCCGGCACCACCTGCGTTGTCCCAGTCTGCACACAATGGCGCCCGAACGACCAGAACGGTCGGCGGCTTACCGGCTGCGACATGGCCCCGGTCTATACCTTCGATCATGTCGGCTTTCTCGGCGAGCCTTTCGACGGCTTCACCCTGCGCGCGGCGGCGGCTCACCGGGCCAGCTATATCGACGTCAACAAGCCGGCCCTGTCGCAACTGTGGCCCGGCATGTTCATCAGCCTTGGCGACCGCTTGCATCAGGTGGTCAACACCACCTCGATAGGTGAGAGCGAAACCGCTATCCGGGTTTCGATCATGCCGAACGTCCGCGAGGCGCAGCCCCTCGGCACCGTGGTGATCGTGGATCAGCTGCGGCTCAAGTGCATGATGGAGAGCGGCGAACAGATCGGTGTGACCACAGGCCGGTTCCAGTCCTCGACCCTGTCCTTCGTGGAGGCGTTCTGATGCCCGACATCCACGACATACCGGACGAGGTGCTGCGCTGGGGCGTTACGGGATGCACGATCCTGTGCCAGATGGATTTCCGGACCAGCCCGAAGAACTGGTGGCTGGGCTATGGGCCGCTGACCGCCGGCGGGGTCGAGTATCAGGGCACGGGCGACGTGATCCAGATCAGCGCCATGGAACTGACCTACGGCATGAGCGCCGGCATGGTGCGGTTCACCATCCCCAACGCCTCGCCCGAGATGATCGCGCTCTGCGACAACCAGGGCAGCGAGGTGAACGGCCGCCGCGTGCAGGTGCTCTATCAGCTTTTCGCGACCGACGAGCGCGATGGTGAGCACCGTGGCAGGCTGATCGGAGATCCGATGAGCGTGTTCGTCGGCCGCATGAAGGACATGACCAGCACGTCCAGCGCAGACGCCCGCACTATCGAACTGGAATGCTACGGCCGCATGTCGCAGCAGGGTAAGCCGCCCTATGGGCGATGGACGCATACGGACCAGCAGCGGCGCTATCCGGGCGACACCGGCTTGGAACTGCTGGCGACACTCAAGGACAAGGCGATCACATGGGTACCGGGATCGTGATCCGTCCCGCCACGATGCAGGATATTCCCCGCGTCATCGATCTGATCGAGAAGCTGGCGGCGGTGGTGAACGGTCTGGCAGTGGACCGGATCAAGACCGGGCAGACGTTGGCCGGTCTGCTGGTCGATCCGACCGGCGTGGTGCTTGTGTCCGGGGGCGGGTTCATTGCTGGTCGCGTCGCGGAGACCTTCATCAACCGGGACCGGGTGGCGTTCGAGATGGGCTGGTTTGCAGAAGATCGTTCCGGTCTGCGTTTGCTGCGGGCCTTCGAGGCGTGGGCGCGGGAACGGGGGGCGGTGATGATAGCCATGTCCTGCGCTGGGGGCGCGGCGCAGCGCATCCTTGATCGTGCGGGCTATGAGGCCAAGGAAATCAATATGGTGAAGCGCATATGATTTTCACGGCGATCAGCTACCTGGCAGGTTGGGTTGGCGGCTTCCTTGGCGCTGCGGCCGGCCTGTCTTTCTCGGCCGCTGTCACGTTCGGGACTTATTTCGGGACCGCCGTAGCGGCGGCCGCCGCCATCGGCGTTTCCCGCCTGCTGGCGCCGAAGATCAACATCCCCGTTTCGGAAATCCAGGCGGTCATCAACCAGACGGAAGCGCCGCGTCGGATCTATGTCGGCAAGAACCTCGCGGGCGGCATCAGGGCTTTCTTCCACACGAAGGAAGGCACCCTTTACCAACTGGTTGTCGTCGGCCATGGCAGGATCAACCGCTTTGTCGAGTTCTGGGTTGATGGAGAACCGGTCACGGTATCTGGCGGCGCAGTCACCAGCACGGACAAGGCTGGGTTCATGTGGGTTTCCACCCGTGACGGGTCGGGGCAGGGGGGCAATTACACGGCGCTGTCGGATGCGTTTCCGCTGACCTGGGATGCAAATCGTCGGTTGCAGAATCAGGCCACCTTCCTTGTCCGCATGAAAGCGCCGGCGCCAGAGGATTTTGCGAAGATTTTCCCGAAATCCTACAACACGGCGGTGCAATGGGTGATCGAAGGTCAACGCATCCTGGACCCACGCAGCGGAACCACTGACTACACCGACAATGCCGCGCTGGTCATTGCACATTACCTGACCCATGCGGACGGTTACCGGCTGGCATCCGGCGAGGTGGATTGGGCGAGTGTCGAAGCCATGGCAGACGTGGCGGATCAGCCGATCCCGCAGAAGGCCGGGGGCACCGCGCCGAACCTGCGGCTTTGGGGATACTGGACGCTGGACGAAGGTCCGGTCGATGTGCTGGACCGCATGCATGCCAGCAGCGGCATCCGGGCCTATGAGACGCAGGACGGCAAGATCGGCCTGATCGGTGGGAATTTCGGCACGCCGGCGACCACGCTGACGGCCAAGGACATATCGTCCATCGTCACCAAGGAGGCGATCAACGAGCGCGAGGGCTATAACGTCCTGATCCCGTTCTTTCTGAGCGAGGATCAATCGTTCACCGTCACCGAACTGGAGCCGTGGCGGGACGAGGATCGGCTGGCCGAGGAAGGCGAGGTATCGGCCGAGTATCGCATGGAGATGTGCCCGAACCAGTCGCAGGCGCGCAGGCTGGCGAAGAAGCAGATTCACGACGGCAACCGGGCCAAGGTCGAGATCGTCACCAACCTTGTCGGCCTGAAAGCCCGCTATCCGCGCTTCGCCGGCCAGCGCCATACCATCCTGCTGGACTATCGCCCCGAGGATGGCAGCGGCCGGCAGATCGTCGGGGAATACGAGGTGCTGAACCACCAGTTTGACCCGATCAATCTGGAATGCCGGATCGAACTGGCGAAGGTGGACCGTGCATCCGAGGCATGGGACCCCGAGGAAGAGGGCGAATTGATCGTGGCGCCGCCGACGCCGGAACTCGACCCGCCTCCCGAACTGGACGCGGTGGTGACGCAGCGCATCATCAACCCCAACCTCGCCGTGGCGCAGGCGGTGATCGAGGTTGCCGCGGTGCCTATCCCGGACAGGGACGATCTGGAAGTGCAGGCCGACTACCGCATGGTCGCCCCGGAGGCCAGCTTGCAGTGGCGGAAAATGGTATCGTCTGGGCTGATCGCCACGTCGCCGGCGGTCAATGACGGGGCGACTTATATCGTGCGCGCGCGCTGGAACGGATCGTTTGAAGGCGTGGACGAATGGGAGGATCTTGGCGATATCACCATTCAGGTGGATGCAACGCCGCCCGGCCAGCCGACCCAGCTGATCGTCTCGAACGGCTCGGGCTATGTCCACCTGTCGTGGCGCAACCCGACCGGCGCCTTTGCCCGCATCCGGGTCTATCGCAACACTGTCAACAATTTCTCGACCGCGACCATGATCGGATCGACGGGTGGCGCCTCGGGGCAGATCAGCGAATACCAGGACGACACGATCAGCCCAGCGACGACCTATCGCTATTGGGTCGTCGCCGCCAACGTATCCGGCGTCGAGGGCACGCCGGCCGGCCCGGCGACGATCACGACCGGATAAACTAGCCTACTACGGAGAGACCATGCCACTATCAGATCTAATCAACCTGCTGCTGCGCGACCATGAGGGCTATTCCATGGATGGCCAAGGCGGCGTCGGGGCGCTGCCGGTCGGGGATCGCTCGACCGCGCGCAAACCCATCGACAAGCGCGACCTGCGGCAGGTGTTGCTGGCAACGGCGGCGGAGTTGGCATCCATCCAGGCCGGGGTTTATCCGGCTGCTGGCGTAGCCCCGGCGCTGTCGTTCGGCACCGCGACCAATACCAATGGCGCGCTTTATCTGCTGATCGGCGGGCGGCTCTACATTAGCGATGAGAATGGTCCCTTCCAGAGCGCGGACGGGCGGCGCTGGGCCATGTCGTCGATGGATAGCGTCGGGGGCAGGCCGATCCTTGTATTCGCCACCGGCCAATCCAACATGCTTGGACACAGCGTCACCAGCGGCGACCGGCGCACGATCAACGGGCAGGTTTGGGTCTGGGAACAGATCCCCGGCGCTGGGCAGACTGTCGGCTGGAAACTCGCCGGCCCAGACAGCCCGGATTGGCCGTTCGTTTCGACGGGCAACAACCTGGCGTATCATTTCTGCGACATGTTGCAACGCGCGACAGGGCGGCCTGTCTATCTGGTCATGCACGCGGCGGGTGGCCAGCCTATCGCGGAGTGGCTACCGGGCGGCGGCGGCGTTGCCGGTGCAACTGGGCATATGTTCTCGACTTGCAACGCTGCGCTGACGGCCGCCCGGACGGCGACCCTGCCGACCGGCGGCACCCTTGCAAGCTGGGGCGTGTCTCGGGCCGATTACATGCTGTGGCATCAGGGCGAGGCCGACGCGGACTATCGCGGCACCACCGGGGCGCAGTGGATTCAACGCTTCCGGTCGATGGTCGCGACCATGCGCGATCCTGCGTCTGGCGGGTCCAGCGCCGATCCGTTCATCGGCACCCATGCGCCGGTTCTGGTGGGCGAATTGCTGCATGGCGGCACCAGCGACGGACAGCCGACCGATGATCGCAACGCTGAAATCGCCCGACTCGACCGCGAGGAACCGTTGGTTGCGTCGGTATCGTCGCGCGGGCTGGGCAGCTTGGACAACCTGCATTTCACGGGCGCGGCGTTGCAGGAATTTGGCTGGCGCTATTTCGCCCGCCTCGGGGTGTTTCCGAAGCGCGTCCCGGATGAAAGCAACGTCGAGGCGGTCAGGATTGCCGGGCGGCTGACGCGGCTGCGCGGCCTGACCGGCAGTATCGCGGCGGGGACCGATCACACGGTCACGCTGCCGGTGGCGATGGCGAACGCGGGTTATGTCCCGGCGCTCACGCTGCTCAACCACGGCGCCAGCACCCCTTACCCGCCGATTCTCGGAACCAGGACCACGACCAGCTTCGTTATCCGCAACACCGGCGGCCAGAACATGACAGTTGCGTGGTCCATCGTGGACCTTGCCGCGACCTGACGTAATGACAGCGTGACCCAAGGCCCCGCCCCGAGCGGGGCTTTTTCATTTCGAGGGACGGATGCCGATTTCACAAACTACGATCACGGGTAGCTTCAAGACCGCCGGCGGCGCTGATGCCGCGCTGACTGCGGCGACATTCACGCTGACCGCATCGGATTTCGAGGCCGGGGAGTGCATCACGGCGGGGACAGTGACGGCGGCGGTAGTGACTGCGACCGGGGATTTTACGGTCAGCCTGTGGCCCAACAGCGTCGGCATGATCGGGACGAGCCGTTACCGTTTGGCGCTGACATTCTCGGACGGGTCGCGGGTGACATGGCCGACCGAACTTTACGTCAAGGCCAGCACTACCATGCAAACCCTTGAAGATATTGCGTTCGAGACTCGGGCGATGGATGCGGTCAGGCCCGCAGCCTTGGTTATCGTTACGCAGGCTCAATACGACGCGATCAATCCCAAATCGCCGAACACGGTCTATCTGGTGCGGGGCTGACGATGCGCGACTACATCGCTCGCAACATCGTCGCGGTCCATGTCACCGACGCGGACGGGATTCCGGTGCAGGGCGACCTGCGCGATTGGCGGGGCCAATCCCTGCTGCCCGGACCAGTTGCACCGACGATCACGACTCAACCCGCGATCCTGCCAGCGACCCCGAGCGTGGGAGACAGCATCACCCTGTTCCTGGGGGTCGCTTCTGGAAATCCGGCGCCGACCGCGACTTGGACGCTGACACGTAACGGGGTCAACATCAGCGACCAGGTTGACCAGTTCATGGCGCTGGAGATCACCGATTCGGGCAGCTACCTGTTTGCGGTAACATGGACTAACTCTGCCGGGTCGGTCGCGGCAACATCGGTTGCGTGGACGGTCGCGGCACCGGTCCTGCCGCCGACGTTGGCCGACCTGAAGGCCGCCGCTAAAATATATATCGACAAGGACAGTGCAATCACCGGCAGCGCCTCGGCCGTTACTGCTGTAGTCAACGATGGCACCATGGCGCTGTCGATCCCGTCCACCGGGTCCGGGGCGGATGTGCAGAAATCGGCCGATGGATTTGTTTTTGCAGACGGAAAGCGCCTGCAAGTCAACCCGACCATCAGCGCGGCGTCAGGCTGCATCTTGATCGCCGAATTTGTCATGACATCGCTTGACGCATCGGCTGCATCAGTTTTAGGGGCGCTGTCGAGCAGCAGCATCCTTGGCCTGCGTTATTCCGGCACCACGCCCCCCGGCGCGGTGCAGTATCAGCACAACGCGGGGGGAACTGTCCGCAATATCCCGTCCGGGACGTCGCTGGCCCTTAATGCCGTGCAATTGCTGGCTGTCGAGTGGGATAACCCCGGCGGCCGCGTTCGCTATTTCATGAATGGCGACGTGCTGACCGATACGGTCGCGCCCACGGCAGACGTGACCGCGACAGTGTTGCAGATCGCGTCTAATTTCACTGGAACACTTCGCAAATTCGCCCTGATCGAGAGGCCCGCCGGCGGGGCTTGGCCGATGACTCTGGAAAGCGCGCTTACCGCCATTGGTGCGGGCGCGGCGTTCGGGCCATTCACACATCTGCGGGTGCTGCCGGCGCTGATCCAATCGGAGGGGCGTCCCGTCGCTGACAACGCCGCGTCGTCGGCTATGCTGTCGTTGGGCCAGTCGCGGGGTGTATATATCCGTGGGTTGCAGATTGTCGGCAAGGGAGCCTCGCCTATCTGGGGCGCGGGACCGGACCAGCTGAACCAGTCTGTGCCCGCTGTCGATTTTGGCTTGGCCGCAGGGGCCATGTCCGGGCGCGCGTCCACGGTTTACACCGCTCAATATGCGTGGGCGGCGGCGCAGCCTGCGAGCCGGGGGGTCCTGATCGGGGATAACGGGTTCGGGGGGGTGCTGGCCGAGCAGTATCTGACCTCCTATCCAGGTTACATCGGCGAGAACAACAGATACTGGTTGCAGGAGGCCCGGCGGCTGGCGATTGCAGCCGGGTGGACGCCACAGGCCCCGTATCTGCTGCATTTTGTCGGCACCAGCGCCAAAACGCAGACCTATGCCGAAGCGCGCGAGGCGGTTGAACAGGTATGGGACCAGTTCCGCGGCTGGTGCCAGTCGGATTTCGGTCAGATCCCGCGTCCGGTTGTAGTCCAGACCGGCGCCGACTTGGATACGAGGTCGGAAGCCTACCACGTCACTGCCGCCCATCACGATGTGACCAAGGCCTATGCCGGGCTGATCGCGACGAGCCAGCGCATCTGGCCAATCGCTGACCAGAACATTCACCCCAGCGCCATGGTGCGCGTCCTGATCGGCGAGATCATCGCGCGGGCGATCATCGAGGACGAGGCGGGGCGTAAATGGACTCCCTGGCCGAGCGTAACCAAATCAGGAGCGACGGTTACGGTCAGCTTCGACCTTCGCCCCGGCGAGACCCTGGCCAACCTGCCCAACTTCTATGCCGATTATGGCGGCGCGGCGACATGCCAGCACTATGGATTCGAGGCGTCGGGCGGGATTATGTCGGCTGTCCCCGATCTTGACGGGAACAGTGTCACCATCACGCTGGAAGATCCCGGCGCGGCGTGGCTGCGCTTCGCCATGCAGCGTCAGGATGTGCGGGCCCATGTCGATGGCGCGGGCCTGACATATTCGGCGCATCGCACGACGCTATTTGCATCGGAGACATTCGCCAGCGCCGCCTATCCGGGGCAGGTGTTGCGGCGGGCGCTGCCCAGCTTTTCCGGCAACTTCGTCGGCGATGCCTTTGTTTTTGGCCCCGTGGCATAGGAGGAAATTGTGCCTGTCAACCCATTTGAAACCTACTCGCCCGGCACCATGAACGATCGGGGGGCGTTATGATGCCCCACATCGAAAATCGCATCACGCTCGGGAATGTCCTGTCGCTGATGGGGACCATCGCCATGTTCGGCGGCCTGCTGGTCAGCATCGCTGTCTGGTCGGGCCGGCAGGATCAACGCATCGAGGCGGCGGAGAAAATGGCCGTAGAGACGCGGACCACGCTGTCAGGCCACGAAGGCCGCCTGCGCCAGATCGAACAGTCATCCGCCCGGCAGGATGAGCGACTGACGCTCATCTTGGACACCGTGAGGGAAATCAAGGGCAAGCTGGAACGCCTGCCCCATGACAACAGCACCCCCTGAACATCGCATCACCCCTGACACATGCCCCGCCACTGGCGGGGTTCTTCATTTAATGAGGCCACACCATGCCCACGAATCTACCCGACATTCTACGCCTTGAACCCGCACAGTTTCTGGACGCGCTGGGGGGCGACGACCGCATCTATTGGGCGGGCGGCGACAGCATCCTGCTTGCGGGCGTGGACGAATGGTGGCCGGCATGAACAGCGCGGCGTTTTTCGGGGCGGTGCGCCCCATGTTCGGCGGGAAACTGACGGAAACGCAGGTGCAGGGGCTGAACATCCTGCTCAAGGCCACCGATGGACTGCCGCTGGCGCACCGGGCCTATCTGCTGGCGACCGCGCATCACGAGACCGCCAAGACGATGCAGCCGGTGCGCGAGACGCTGGCGACGAGCGACGACCAGGCTATCCGCCGGCTGGATGCCGCGTGGTCCAAGGGGCAGTTGAAATGGGTTAGCAAGCCCTATTGGCGGCGTGACGTAGACGGCAAGGCGTGGTTCGGGCGGGGCTATGTCCAGATCACGCACAAGGATAACTACGCGCGCGCCGGGAAGCTGGTGGGCGTTGACCTCGTGCGCGACCCCTCGGCGGCGCTGAACCCGACCGTGGCGGCGCGGCTGCTGGTCGATGGCAGCAGGGCGGGGATATTCACCGGCAAGCGCCTTGCCGATTTCCTCGACGGGCCGAAGCCCGATTACGTCGGCGCGCGGCGCGTCATCAACGGGCTGGATCGGGCGGCCCAGATTGCGGACCTGGCCGAAGGCTATGAGCGCGCGTTGCGGGCGGCAGCGACCGCGCCGCCGCAGCCAAAACCTATTCAGCCAGCCCCGCCACTGGCCAAGAAGCCCGGCCTGCTGGCGGCAATCCTTGCGGCGCTGGCCGCGATTTTCGGAGCGAAGAAATGAAACTGGTATCGGATTGGCGGCAGACGTGGCGCTACTACTCGACGCAGGCGATGGCGCTTGGCGCGGCGGTGCAACTGGCATGGGCCGAACTGCCCGAGGATCTGCGGGCGGCTGTGCCGGATAACTGGGTCAGCTATGGCACGGCGGCGCTGCTGGCGCTGGGGGTGTTGGGCCGGCTGGTCAAGCAGGCGGATGCGCCGTGACGGCGTGGCTTATCGGCGCGCTTGGGGCCGTTGTCGCTGTCGTGGCGGCATGGCTCAAGGGCCGGTCACAGGGCAGGGCGGATGCACAGGCGCGAGAGGATGCGGCCTATCGAGAGACGCGCAGGAGGATGGACGATGTATCGACTGATGATCTTGACGACGCTTCTGTTGCAGACCGCCTGCGCCAGCACGCCGGTAAGCCAGACCGCGATCTGTGACGGCACCGAGGCGTCCCGCAAGGCGCTGGCAGCGGCGCTGGTCGAGGACGGCGGGGCTAACAGCCAGCGGGCAGGGCTGCGGCTGCTGGACCAGCTACACGACGGCTGTCACCCCTGACGCCGGGCGCTGTGCATCTGGATCGGTGCCAGCGCGGCTATCTACCTGCTGGTGGGGTGATGCGCAGGGACCGGCAGGGCGCGACTGGCTTCTCAAGACCGCGCTTTAGGGTCCCTTGCCCGCCATCGTCGGCTTGATCGCGTCAGTGGCGGGGCTGCCGATCATCGGCAGGCTCTCCGACGCGGCAAGGTCGGTGATGGCTTGCAGGGTGGCAAGAGCCTTCGGCCCAACATCATGGTGGCGCATGATCTGACGCGCCCCCATGTCGGCAACCGCGCCCAGCGACATTTCGGACCACGACCCGCTGCCGAATGATACCGGCGTCTGGTTGTTGACGCGGGGCAGGCAGAGGCGGCGCAATGCATGCGCGGTGCGCCCGAACCTGGCGTGAAGCATCCGCCAATCAATGTCCTTCACGGGGATACTGCGCCAGTCGGTCATCGGTGGGCCTCCCACATGCGCGCGTCAAGGATCGGGTTCAGCGTGCGGCCATACTCGTCATCCGGCCGGCCAGTGAACGCTTCCACCGCAATCACCGCCTCCATGTCCTCGGCAATGTCGCGCCAGTCGGATCCGCTGACGGAGGCGGGATCGTTGCGCACGGAGACACAGCGAAACAAATCCTCAGCGGATCGGCGCAGAGCAGGAAGGCACACTTCACGGAGGCAGGCTTCCATCGCGGAAACAGATTGTGGTCCCCCTTCATGGCGCAGAAAGTCCAGTTCCTCGATATGGTCGCGCATCGCCTCAACGGTCTTGATGTGGTCGCGGATATTCTCGGCTTCGTCTTTGCACCAAAGCGATGAATCACCCGCATCCGTCACCATGTCGGCGTAATCCTTCCGCTGTTTTTCCAGCCATTCGAGAAGGTGCTTGGTTCGGCGTGCAAAATCGTCCATGTCACTTCTCCCACAGGTATGGTCGTCCAGCCTCGCCGCCGTGCATGTCCACCAGGACGCGCATATCGTGCAGCAGGTTGGCGCTGAACGGCAGGGCTTTCTTTGTCATACGGCTTCCTCGCGTCGGCCCGGACATGGACCGGATCATCCCGATTACGTGCTCCATCTCGTAGGCGTTGCGATGGTCAACGCCCGGATTTCATCGTGCGTCATGCGGGCGCTGCCCCGCTCGAAAAACTTGGGATCGGGGTAACGGCGGATCGCCTCGTCTCCGGTGATCGGCCCGTTCATCCCGATGAACGTGAGGTATCTGGTGGCGGTCATTGCCCTTCTCCCGCGGTCGAATTGTCCAGAAGTGCGCGGGCGGTTCTTTCCGCTGTATCCGTAGCAAGGGATGGGGTGGCGGGCACCAGCCTGCCGGAAACAACCGCGTTCAGGATGGTGGCGATGGCCTCATCAACAGGCGTCGGATCGTATTCCTCCTGCTGATTGGTGAAATCGCGCCCTTTCCAGCGGTCGCCCATGCCGATTTCGTCGGCAATTCGCGTGACGCGCTTCACCTCGGCAATGGCAGCTTCGATTTGGTGGTCGCTCAGCTTGATCCCGTCAGACATCGCCCTTCTCCGCGTCATTCGCTGCTACAACGATAGCGGTTGCCAATGCCCGCGCCTGATCGGGAGACATGGCGATGGTCACGGCTTCCTCTGCGACAACATCAACTGCGCGGATCAGAACGTCACCAAGCGGGCTAACGGTTACACTGGCGTGATCGCCGCGCTGTCCGTTGTATTTCGGGGTATCTGCGAAAATTGTGGTCATCGTCTCGGCTCCTATGCCGGTGTGTTGGAAAAGCTGGCGTCAGTAGCGTTTCCCGCCAGCGGCGCGGTTTTCCAGCTTGTGATCGGCCCGTTGCTTGTTGAAGCGGTTCTTCTCGATCACAGCCCCAGCCACGTCCAAGCCAAGAGCGGCAGCGGTATCGAGGATGCGGATGATGCAGTCGGCAAACTCGACTTCGCGCCCGTCGCGGTGCGGCAGCTTGTCGTCCATCAGCCCCTTGCGGTCTGCCTCAAGCGCCTCGGACAGTTCCGAGTGCATCAGGGCCACTACCTCGCCAAAGTTGCGAGTGACGGGTTCGCCGGTGGCTGGGTCGAGATACCATCCGGCATCGGTCGCGGTCTTATGTGCCAGCCTCTGCGCCTCAAGCAGTCCTTCATAGGCGCGCAGTTCGACGGCGTTCATGTGGTGGGGGGCGTTCATGTCAATCTCCGTTGACGGTGTTGGAAAAGCTGGCGGCAGCGTCATGCCGCCGCCCGAGGTGCCCGCGCGGCCAGGAGGAATGGCGGCGATTGCGCGGGGGGAACGTCAAAACCATCGTGCCAAGGCATCATCATCTCCTGATGGCGTAGGCATCTTCCTCGGTAAAGTCCCGCAGCCGCTCTATCAGGTCGTCACTCATCGCGCGTCCTCCATATGCTCGGTCATGTGCTTCCGCGCCCGCATCTCCCAATCGTGCAGGTCGCGCTGGAATTGATCCTCTGCCCATAGCTGCGGGGTCAGGCTGCGCGTCTCGATATGCCGCCATGGATCGCATTCGCAGTTGTGTCGCTCAACGTAGCGGTCAAACAGACCATCCGACTGCCAGCGTTCCGGGTCTGCCGATACCGCCAGCGTGTCAGCCCGACGCTGGATGCCGTCGAGGGTGCGACCGCGCACGGTCAGGTTCAGGGCCTCGTTCAGCAGGGCGGCGCAGGTGGCGCATGTCATCGCGCGTCCTCCGGGGGCTGGGGCGATAGCGCAGCTTTCGCGATCTGCACGCACCGCGCATGCGCCTCATGTGGCGGCAGGTCCAGATTGTCGCTGATGGAAATGAGCCGCAGGGCCTCGTGCATCTGCACGGCCCGCCTGCCCTTCGCCAGCTTTTCGAGCCGATAACGCATTCTCCCGCGTGTCACGCCATGCTCTTTTGCCAGCGCCTCGATGGTCTCTCCCATCTGCCAGCGGGTCCACAGGTCGCTCATGTCATCTCCTTCTGGTCGCGGGGGTGGGCAGCAAGGCTGTCCTCAAGCAGCTTTGCCAGTTGCAGGTATTCCATCGCCTTCACGGCCAGCGCGAGAGACGCGGCGGTATCACCAGCTAGGCGCGCTAGCTCAGCGGCATCGGCCAGTTCATGCGCGATCTGGACTGCGCCCTTCTTCAT